TGAAGTCAAAATCTGTGACTGAATTGATTCTGTCATCCTGAACCAGTGCTTCAGTGATTCTGTCAATCAGTTCAGCACAAACAAAGGAAACAGGTTCACCATAAAGGTCTTTCAGTTCAATTCCATAGTTCCAGGAATATATGATGTAGTCATATCTTTCTGTGTTCAGGATTTTGAAAACCACCTGTTTCATTGCTTCCTTTTCATCCACTGTTCCAATGATGGTCTTTCTGTCAAAGTCCATCCTATAATTCAGTGAAGGTTGCTGTTCAATTTCAATGTCAGTTGACAGAATAGTGTTTGTTGAAGGAATCATGCTTTCACCACCCTATCCAACACAAGATATTCCTGACCGCCTTTTTTCCGCATCAGAACCACCTTGTCACCTTTCGCAAGGGCATTGTGAACCGTCACTTGAATCTTTCCGATTGCATGAACATGACTGGTTGTTGGTATTGGTGCAGTTCCACCGCTTTCAGGGTCACCTGTGTAATAATAATTCTTTGTGTTTCCTGCTGTGATGTAGGTCTTGAAGTCTGTGACATTCCTGGTCAAGACCAACTGTGCAGCAGTCAGTTCCATTTTCTGTTCCACCAAAATCTTCAGTGGACTTGCAGAAGTCACTGTTCCATAGCAAAAATCAGAATCCTGACCTGCTTCAACAGCTTCTTTTGCAATCTTCTTGATTAGTTCCACAAGATTATTTGCATCAAGCAACAAATTCACCCCCTCTTAATGTCAAAGTCATCAGATGCTGTGATTCCTTGAATTCATGTTTGCACTTTTCCACAAGCATCAGATTCTTCACCTGAATATCACCAAGGTTCAGCATCACAACCACCATTGAACCTGCCCTGACACGAACATCACCAAGGGCATTCTTGACTGACAGATTCCTGGTCTTTGCATTGTAAAGGTCAAGAAGTGCATCTGCTTTTGCCTGACCATTTTCACCTTCCTTCAGTGTGTCATAATACTGAAGGACACCCCATTGATTGATGTTTTCACCATGCTGTGCAATGTAAACTTCCCTTTTTCCTGTCTTTTCATTGTCAAAGGTAAGTTTCACCCTGTTGTATGTGTCATCATCAATACTGGATGTGTAGTCAAAATTTTCACCTGTTTCTTCATCAATCAGAAGGTTCAACCGCATTTCATCCAACCCCTTCAGGGTCAGCTTTCCAAAATCATCATATAGAACATACATGTATTTCATGTTTTGGACTGTCAGGTCAAGTGCATTTCCAATCATGTCAAACAGTGAAGTGTTGCTTTCCACCCTGGATGCAATCTTGAACTGTGTGTCTTCAATAGTTCCAATGTTCATCTGAAAGTCTGCTGCAACCATCTTGATGAATTCAGAAGCAGTCTTGTTTGTGTAAACATAGGTGTCTTTGTTCTTCAAATATCGCAATTGGTCATAAGCTGTGACCTGAATCCTTTGTTCCTTGTCACGCTTCTTCTTGAACACAAAACCATAGAACACACCCTTTCCATTGACCTTCATCCTGACCGCATCCCCTTCAGTGAAGTTGATGACTGAATCCTTCACCAGTTTGAAGGTCAATTGTCCAGGTGCATTCTTTCTTTCTGTTGACCAGGTGATTCCTTCTTCAACAGCAGGTTGATACACCTTGTTTCCATGCTGAATCAAAAGTTCAACATCCAATTTCAAAAGAATCACCACCTTTCTGTTATGCAGGAATTGTCAGAACCTGACCTGCATATATCATTGAATAAGTCACACCGCCTTTGGTGTAAGGTTTACCGCACACATTTGTGTTTGCATTGTAAATCTTCATCCATTCAGCACCATTTCCATAGAATTTCTTTGCAATCCCCCAAAGGGTGTCACCGCTTTTGATGGTGTATGTCTTGTTTTCACTCTTTGGTGCAGGACTGCTTTCTGTCTGCCTTGGTGGTGCAGGTGGTGCAATCTTTGGTTTACTGGATGCAAAGGTGATGTTGCAGGTCTTTGTTCCATAATCTCTGTACTGCTTCAGCTTGACAGAAACCTTGATGTCAAAACCTTCCTTTGCATTGTCAGTTGGTTTGTAGTCTTCCAGTGACACCTTCATGTTGGTGTCAAAAATCATCTTTCCATCAGGAAACCTTCTGATGACCTTGAACTTGAACGGTTCTTGACTGGTCTTCAGGTTTTCAAGGTAGTCCAGGAAATAGTTTGCTTTCTTGAACCCTGACTTGTACACCGCAAAAGGATATTTCACATTAGGAAGAAGCAGGTCAAAACTGATTTCAGTCAGACCTGCTTTCTTCAGAATGTTGATTTCACCTTCATTGATTAAAACCAAGGTTTTGTTCTTGTTGCTGATTTTCAATTGCAGCTTGTCAGGTGCAATTGGACAAAGCATTTTATCTAAATAAACATCATACATTATACATGCACCCCTTCCGCTGCAACTTCCATTGCTTCCTGAACACCGCTTGCAAGGTAGTCAATCATTCCATCAAGGTCAACATCACTGTTCACTGTGTTATTGTTTGTCATATCCACATGAATTTCAGCAGTGGTGAACCTGTTGATGACATCCCTTTCAGCAATGTCACGAAGGTATTTCAAATCTTCATCAGTGATGTCCAATGCATCAGTGGTTGCAGCAGTGTTTCCTGCTGTGTCAGCAATGTTGGAAGGAATCTGACTTCCATCATATCCTGCCATGTCATATCCACCACCGAACATGTCAGACATTGCACCGCCTACATCAATACCACCAAAGAAGTCTGAAACTTTACCTGCTACACCGTCACCCCATTCAGCACCTGCATTGAATGCATCAGATGCCCAACCATCCTGGAATGTGTCAAAAGTGCTGATTCCATCATCAAATGCAGCACCCATGTCAACAAAGTCATCCCTTAAAGTGTATGTGGACATTCCTTCAGCAAACGCATCTGCAAGACTTTGATAGTCTTCAGTGCTGTCATACGCTTCAGCACTCTTTTGTGCATATTCAGCAGCAGCATTTGCCACACCTGAATAATCAAATTCAACAAAAGGAAGTGCATTCAGTGCTTCAGCGATTCCTGCAATGACACTTAAAATGTCAGACAGAAGTCCATACCACCAACCAGTGACATTTGCAATGACATTGTGGAATGCAATTCCAATATTGTCACACACTGCACCGATTGCTGCCCAAATTCCAAGTGCTATGTTTGCCACAAGCATTCCAAAATTCTGAAATGCTATTCCAATGTTTGTGACACCTGCTTTTATCCAGTTGAAAACTGCAATTGCAGTGTTTGCTATATTTAGGGCAACATTCTTGAAGAATGCACCCACTGTGAAAATACCGCCCATGATGACACCAAAAGCAGTGTTTGCAACACCAGTGGTGTTTGCAATCCACTGACACACTGCAATAATCAGTGCAATCAGAACAATGATTGCAAGAATTATCCAGGTGATAGGACAAGCAGCAAGTGCAGCATTCAGACCCCACTGTGCAGCGGTTTCTGCAAAGGTTGCCCCTGTTGCCATCATTTGTGCAGCACCCTTTATTGCTTCAGATGCAGCCATGATTCCATTGATGACATTCACCGCTGTGGACACCGCAAGGTAAAGACCAAGTGCAGTGACAATTCCCATGATGATTGGTTCAATGACTGACCAGTTTTCCTGGAAGAACGCTGCAACCTGACCTGCAAATTCCATGATGTCAAGAAGCATGATTGTCATGACTGACAGTGCATCCATAACACCAACCAACATCTGCTGAAATTCAGCATTGTTTGCAAGCTGATTTATTTTGTCCAAGACAGGTTGGAAACGCATCAAAGCAGTGTTTGTCATAGCTGTCCACACCTGATTCCAGGTTCTTGGCATCTGACCAAACTTTTCATTGATGTCATCAGCAGAAGCAAAGATTGCTGCCTTGACAATATCCGCTGACAACTGTCCTTCCTGTGCCATTGCACGAATCTGACCAATAGGAACATCCATATAGTCTGCAATGGACTGAATCAGGTTAGGTGCTTGTTCAAAGATGGAATTCAATTCATCACCACGAAGAACACCGCTTCCTAAAGCCTGTGACAACTGAAGCATAGCATTTGATGCTTCAGCAGTGGAAGCACCTGCAATGGTCATCTGTTTCTGAATCAAGTTTGCAAAAGCAACAACTTCTTCCTGACTGGAAAAAGCATCCCTTGCATTATTACCAAACTTTGCAACAACAGTTGCCATGTCACCAAAAGAACCCCTTGCATCCTGTGCAGCAGAATACACAAGATTCACCAGGTCATCTGTCTTCATGACAGTTCCATTGATTTCATTGAATGCTTCATTCATCATGTTCAATCTTGCAGTGGTCATGGTCAGTTCATCTGACATGTCCAGTGCTTTCTTGACAGTCTGAATGGAAACATAAGCAGTGATAACACCCTTGATGGTGTTCATCAGGTCATTGGACTGGTTCACACCTTGCTGAATAGCCTGATTGAACCGCCCCTGTTCGTTTGTGTTATCCCTGATATATCTTTCTGTATTTCCAACAGTTCTTGACAACTGCAAGTAAGCAGCATTTGCCCTTTCAGCATCCATATTGTCCAGTGCTGAATTCAGTTCATTCTGTGCATCCACTGCCTGTGCAAGCTGTGACCGTAATTGTTCCAATTCATTGTTGACTTCATCAGTTCTTAAAGAAACAGGTGTGCTGTTCAGTGCCTGAATCCTTGTCTGAACTTGCTGAATCCGTTGAACCATGTTCTGAAGGTCTTGTGTTGCACCATCAGGAAGGATGTCCATTCCACTTGCAGTCTGCTGAATCCTTTGCTGATTCTGAACCATAGTGTTCATCATCTGATTAGCAGAATTCAGTTCCTGTTCAAATCTTTCCACACCAGTGTTTGTGAAGACATCCAGGTTGTCAGATTCCCAATTGACAGGAACAGTGACAGGTTCAGGGTCAGGAACTATTGGTTGTGGAACAACTGGTTCAACAGGAAGTTCAATTGGTTCAACTTGTTCCTGTGGTACAGACTGAACTGGTTCAGCCTGAACAGCAGGTGACAAAGGTGTATTGTTCGCATTTTGAATAGCAGATTGCAGATTGTTCACCTGGTCAACAGCTTCTTCAATAGCCTGTCTTGCATTGTCAATGGAAGCTGTGTCCATTCCTGCATCCATTGCAGAATTCATTGCTGCAAAAGCATGAACTGAAGCCTGAAGTGCTGAAACAATCATGTTCAATGGTTGTGTTGCCCTGTCATAGACTTCAATTGAAGTTGCAATGCTTGCCATTCATTTTCACCTGCCTTTCTTTCAAAATGATAGGGTGTGAACTGTCTGTGAACTGTTCACACCCTATTGAACTATTTCTTTTTACGCTTTATTTTCTTTGCTTCTTCTTTTTCATTCTGTATTCTGATGTCACAAGAAGCAATGATGAACGCTTTTTCACATTCATCCATTTCTGCAAACACTGAAGGAAGTATGTGAAGTTTCTGCAATGCAAAGTGTGCATAGTTTGCTTCAGCATCCCCTTCAGTGATTAGTTTTTTGCTTCATCCACCTTGTCTTCAAGGGTAGTGGTGAAACCATTGTAATTCTGAACAAAGGTTGCAAAGTCCTGATATTCACCAGGGTCATCAACCATTGCCTGAAGAAGGTCTTCAGGGGTCATCACACCATAGCTGTCCTGAAGTTCCTTGTCATAAAGGTTCGGTTCAACGATACAAGCACAAAGCATTTTGCAAAGATACTTGGAAGTGTTCAGTTTCGGTCTGAACATGTTCGGCTTGCCCTTGATAGGAACTTCAATCATGCATTCATCCCTGATTGCTTCATTGTCCTTGGTGGAAAGTGGTTTGATAGACCAAAGAAGCGGTTCACCCTTTTCATCAACCAGGGATTTTGTTGCAGCATAGGTTGTGTTCTCTTTCTGAATTTTGTTCTTCTTCATGAATCTTGTAAACTGTGACATGGTTTTGCACCATCCTTTCTTTTTAATAATCTTAAAACCAAAATAAAACCCCTTGCTTCACTTTTGATGAAACAAGGGGTCAATTGTCCTTTTACTTCATACCATCAAGCAGGTTGAAGGTTTCAGGCATCTTGAAGTCTTCAAAAGTGAAGTCCATATCTTCATCAAGGTATTCACCATCAGCATCAAACTTTGCCAGGATTCCACCATCAATGTTGCATCCAAGGAAAACAACTGTCTGTCTTCCTGCATCAGAAGTGGGGTCTTCATTGGTGACCTGAATTTCAAAATACACATCTTCACCAGTGTCCTTGTAGTGCTGCATCATCTGTCTGAAGATGGATGAATTGTAATGGAAAGTTGCAGAACCTGTTCCCTTCCAACCAGTTGACTTGTTACCCATTCCAGTCTTTCCAAGGATGGGAATTTCAGTCTTGGTTCTTTCAAAGTTTGCTTCAAAATTGATTGCCTGCATGAAGTTGTATCTGTTGTTTCCAACAGTGACAAAGCATTCAGCAAGTTTTGCAGATAAAGCATCCTTTGCTTTCATTGTGATATTGTTCATTGCTTTTCACCTGTCCTTTCTTTTACTGAATGGTCACTGTCATATACAGTTTTTCCATTGCATTCACAACAGTCACTGCATCAGACACAACAACAGCTTTCTTGGTTTCACCCTGGGCAACCGTCACATCAGTGTCAGCAAAGTCTTCAATTGCCCTGATTGCCTGAAGATTCATGTGATGCTGAACAATGTCAGACCAAAGACTGATTCTTCCTGCGTTGTCATTGGGAACAACCCCAAGATACTTGGTGTTGAAAAGAACCGCAATGTCATTTGCAATTTGGTCAATCACTCTGATGGTCTGATTGTCCTTGAAGATGTCACCCTTGGTGTCAGAAGTAGTCACAAGGGAATTGATGTCCGAAAGCACACGAACATCATCACCGACCTGATGAAGGGTGAATTCACCTGCCTTGATAGCAGCTTCAAGCTGTGACTGTGTATAGTCCACATTCACTTCAAATTCACCATCATATCTGTGATTCAGTGCAGAAGCATTGACAGCAGTTCCTGCCACAATACCAGTCACCCAATAAACAAGGGAAGCTGCATCAGAACCATCAGAAACAGTGTTCTTGACATTGACAACACCTTCATAATCAGCAGCCTTGTTATATACAACCACCTGGAACTTCTTGCCCATCTCATCACGAAGACGCTTGCAATAGTTCACATAAAGACCCTTGATGGAATCAGTGGAAGATACACAACCAAGTGCATTGAAGGACTTTGCTTCCAGTTTATCCAGGAAAGCCTGATGTGCAGCACCGTCAACAGCACTGTTTGTTCCACCTGCAAGTGCAGTTCCTGCTGTTGCAGCAAGTGTTGCAGTCTTGTCAAAGTCAACCCAATCATTAGATACCAGGTCAGCAGCAGAAGCAACTGTCTGTACATCATAAGTGGTTGAACCAAGCACTGTGGACACATCCCACTTGGTGTTGTCATCAGCATTCTTTGCAATGACAATCTTCAGGTCATTGCCCCTTGTGCCTGCATACTTTGCAGTTGCAAAGGTATTGGAAGCCTTGACACCCCCACCATTCAGTCTGTAACAAAGAAGGGTGTTGATGTTTGCGAAAAGGTCACGAAGACCCTTCAGACTTTCATGGTCATAAGAATAACCGAAAATCTTCAAACTGTTCTTCTGAAAATCACCACTGGTGACTTCAAAGATGCTTCCAGTCACACCCCAATTCAGTTCAACACCAATTGCAGCAATTCCCCTGTCCGAAAGTGTAGCACTTGCAGCAGCAAGGGAAACAAAATTGATGTAAGCACCAGGAAGCACCTTGTTCTGTGCAGTAAAAGTTCCACCGCCTAAAGCCATTTTATTTCACCTGTCCTTTCATAAATTTGTTGTAAAGGTCATCCACTTCAGCAGCGGAATATTCCTTGTTGTCTTCAAGGATTGCACCAAGTGCATCCCTTCTGTACTCATTTGATTTTGCAGCAAGGATTGCAGCCTTGGAAAAGACATCAGTCTGAACTTCCTTGACTTCATCCTGCTTCACAACTTCAGCTTCTTTCTTTGCCATTGTTCATCATCCTTTCACGCTTGTTTCATGTTCCAAGGTTTCCATTTCAGGTTCACCTTCCACTTCTTTGACCACAAACATGTCATAGTTTACGAAGAAGGAAAGCACACCATCATTCATTTCACCATTCATCTGTGTTCCCCTGGTCACATCACCATCAACAGTGATGTATTCCAAGCAATCCATCAGTCTTTCCTGAACATCAAAGGATTCAAACTTTGCATTATCCTTGGATTGTGGAAAGTAGTGGATGCAGAATAAATTGGTTCTGTAATACCTTTTACCAAGAAACTGTTTTGTTGATGGTTTTACAAGCACCACTGTGAAACATGGTTCTGTCAGATTCTGCTGAACATCTTCAGTGTAGATTTCATAAGCATCACCAAATTCAGTGTTCAGTGCTTCACATATTCCATCAATAATCTTGTTCAGTGTTATCATTTGAATGCTTCACCCAACTTTCTTTCCAACTTTTTTTCAAGAACACCAGGTGCAGCTTCCTGAACTTCCTGACTTGAAATGGTCAGCATGAACTTTCCTTCAACCCATCCTTTGTGGTTTCTTGTCCTGTGTCCAAATTCAACATAGGATGCATATTCAACTGGATTGACAATTTCAATGGTGAAACTGTCACCACTATGTGTCACATTCAAGCTGTTCACATAGGTCATGACACCCTGCTGTTTTTCTGCTGTCCAACCCCTTCTTAAAGTTCCACCAACCCTGTCAGGATAAACACCAACTGGTGTCCTTTTGATGACTTTTGTCAGAAGTCTTGCAGCAAGTTCCTTTGCACATGCTTCCATGAACAACTGCACCTGGTCTTCATCAAGTACAGTTTCCACTTTATCCACAAATTTTTGAAGTTCCGAAAAATCCACCTTTCCCATTCTTGCCATTCACATTCACCGCCTTATGACCATTCCCTGAACAAGTCAAGAACAATTTCCTGATGTGTGTCATACATTGCAGGAATTCCACTTTGCTGATAGTCAGTGGTCACATTATTCTGTGTCACTGTTATCTTTGAACCTGGTGCAATCCTGACATCAGGTGAAATGAACAAGACTGTGACTTGAACAACCGCTGAAGCTGCATTGTCTGACTGACTTGTGTCTGTGATGTTCCTGAATGACAACCTGCAAGGTTCATCTTCCAAAACCACCACATCCTGAAAACCTGTTGATTTATTCGCCTTTTGGACTTTCTGATGTTCAGTGACTGTGCATGTTCCTTCATACAGTGATTCAAGTGCTTTTCTTGCCTTTTTCACCACTTTAGTTTTCGATAACATACTTCATCACCTGCACCTTCTGTCCTTAAATAGTTCACAAAAGCAGTGAACTTTTCATCATCAGATGCACCACTTCCAAACTGGACTGTGGTGTCACCTTCTTTTATCTGTGTCACTGCACCATCAAGGTCAAGTGCTTCCAGTTCCAGTTTTCCAGTGCTTTTCAGTGAAAAAAGGAATTCACCACACACCCTGTCAACCGCAACATAGAAAAGTCCTTCAGGAACAGTCAGTGTGTTGCATGAATTCATGATGTGGGTGTTCACCTTCTGAATGCAGAAAGCAATCATCCATTCATCTTCACTGGTCACTGTATAACCAAAAGCTGAAAGTCTGTTCAGAACCGCTTCAACAAACGATTCTGAACTTTTGACTTCCAGTTTTTCAATGATGGTCAGTATTGCAGCAATCATTTCAGTCATGCCACATCACCACCTTCCTGAAAAATTAACCCTTGGAAACAACCTTGCAAAGTGCAATTGCCTTGTGAGGAATTGCAGTTGTTCCATCATTGATGATGTTCCAGTTCGTACCAGTTGCAAGGTCTGCATTGGAAGCAGAAGCAGTGATG